AACGGCATCTTAACATCTCAATGTACTGAAATCCTGGAGAAAACAGACAGCGAGGAGACGGCGGTGTGTAACCTGGGTTCGATCGCCCTCCCGAAATTCGTCAAAGACGGTGGATTCGACCACGAACGCCTCCACGAGGTCACCAAGGTGTTGGCGAAAAACTTGAACAAAGTCATCGACATTAATTTTTATCCCACCGAAACGGCGAAGCGTTCGAACCTGCGCCACCGCCCGATCGGCATCGGCGTCCAAGGCTTGGCCGACGTGTTTTGCCTCCTGCGCCTCCCTTTCGACAGCGAGGGTTCGAGGGCACTGAACGCCGCCATCTTCGAGACGATGTATCACGCCGCCCTCGAGGCGTCGTGTGAGTTGGCCGAGGTGGAGGGTCCGTACGAGAGTTTCCAGGGCTCACCCGCGTCCCAAGGTGTGCTCCAGATGGACATGTGGAGCGAGGGCGAGACCAAGCACAGCGGTCTGTGGGACTGGGACGCCATGCGCGAGCGCGTCAAGAAGGGTCTGCGCAACTCCCTCCTCCTGGCACCGATGCCCACGGCGTCGACGGCACAAATCCTGAGCAACAACGAGTGTTTCGAACCGTTCACGACCAACATCTACCTCCGACGCGTCTTGGCGGGTGAGTTCGTCGTCGTGAATAAATATTTGGTGGAGGATTTGAAAAAGATTGGGATGTGGTCCAAAGAAATGCGCGACCTGATGATTAAAGCCGGGGGGTCGATTCAAAACATCATCGAGATTCCGGATGAGTTGAAACAATTGTACAAGACGGTGTGGGAGATTTCTCAAAAGTGCATCATCGACATGGCTGCCGACAGAGGGCGATTCATCTGCCAATCCCAATCGATGAATCTCTTCGTGGAGGCGCCCACGTTCGCCAAACTGTCCTCCATGCACATGTACGCGTGGAAAAAAGGGCTCAAGACCGGGATGTACTACTTGCGCACCAAACCCAAGGCGAAGGCGATTCAATTCACCCTCGAGCCCGAGTGCGTGGCGTGTTCGGGATAACTTAAAGTTTACATACGTTTAATAATTAAAACACGACGATGCTTAAATTCACCGAATGCCTCGACCAACTCGTCGTCCGTGAATACAAGGGCCGGAAGATGGTCCTGTGCACAAAGGACGAGAAGCCCTTTCGCGTCCAATTGCCCCGTCTGTACATGCCCTTCGGCGTCTCTGGGTTCACCCCGGAGGTCGGGGCCACCAAGTACAACATCGATTTCTCCCTCAACGGGTGGGACGAGGAGGGATCGTTCGTGCAAAAGTTTTACCAAACCCTCCGCCAGGTGGAGGCGAAGATCGTCGAGACCGTGGCCGAGAATTCCGAGGAAATCTTCGGTGAGAAGAAGACCGCGGAGGAACTCACCCCTCTCTTCAACAGTAACATCAAGGAGAGCGACGGCGGCGATTACGCCCCAAAGTTCAGGGTCAAGGTGGACAGCACCATCGACGACCGCGTCAAGTGCGACGTCTTCGACGGGCAAAAGAATCGACTCACCGACACCCTCGAGGATAAATTGTATGCAAGAAACAGTGGCAAGGGCATCGCCGAGGCGGCCTCCGTCTATTTCTTGAATAAAAAGTTCGGTGTCACGTGGAAATTGTACCAATTGCAAGTGTTCGAACCCGAGAGATTAAAGGGATTTCAGTTTACTTTGTAGTCTTGATCATCTTCGCCGTGAATTGCGCCAACGCCGCCTTCGACAGCGCCCCGTACTTGATAGGTCGCCACGCGTTCACGTCACGCTTCTGGCCTTCCTTCGCCTCCTTGACACTCGCCTTCCACTTTTTCACGATCTCGTCTTGATTCATGTGTTTTGTAGTAGGTGGGGATTATTAATTTAGACGAGTTGGCTGTACTCCATGGAGCCCTTCTTCGGGGCGTTCTTGAAGCCCTTGCTGCCCTTCTTCGCCTTGAACGCACCCAAGTTGTTGTTCTTCTTGGCCGCGGCGGACGCCTTCTTGGACTTGATGTTGCCATCCTTGTCCTTGAAGAGGTCCTTCTTCTTGAGACCACCCGCGGTCTTCTTCGCCGTGCCGTGGAAAACCATAGCCTTCGAACCGACGGTCTGAACCAACTTTTCCGTGGCGGAGATGAGGTTGCGGAGTTTGCGCTTGACAATCGTGTTGTTGTTAGCCATGTGTGATAATATATAATAATACAAGAGAAATTATTTGACTAGTCACTGAAATAGTCGTCGTCTGAATCGGATTGAATCTCGATCGGGTTCTCCTTGATTTTTCTCGGTCTCGATTTCGGTGGGGGTGGTGGTTGCAACTCCCCAGGGTGTGCCCTGTGGTATTCCACCTTGTCCCAGAACGCGCGCATCACCGGGAAGAACTCCTCGAACCACCCCCTGTCGCGCTCGATTTCGACGACCACGAACTCCATCGGGCGCGGCCAATTGAACTCTGCCGGTTTGTATTGGATGAAGAACGCCTTGGGTAGGTCAAGGATCTCCATACATAACTGTAATTGTGGCAAATAATGCTCAGGAACGGACCCATCACCGATGTCGCGCATCATCGGACACTTGATTTCGACGAGGCAATTCGACTCTGTGACCCCATCGGGGGAGCCACCCAGGAATTTGTGCACCGGGTGTTGCATCACCCCCAATTCGTGGACCACCTCGTTGTATTCCTTTTCGAAGAGGATGCGCGCCTCGTCTTCGTATTTCTCCCCGTGCCGCGTCGCCTCGTTGCCCTGAAACTTGGGGACCAAGCCGCACTTTCGAAGGAGCAACTGATGCGCGGTCTCGTATTTGTTTTTACCGATGGCCGTCGCCGCGTCCGAGGCGGTGAGCATCCCATGGCGGAGGGCGAGCCATTCCTCGCTTTTCTGGGCTGGACCGTTGGCGTCGAGTTCGATGAGTCGCTTAACGTTCGGGTGCATCTTAGTGATTAAGCGGCGCTATCGTTTAAATGTGGGTAAAAGAACGCCCTGGCCGCCATTTGTTCCGCCTGTTTCTTCGTCTTCGCCCTCCCCCTCCCACCGAATCGTCCGTCCACCCACGCCTCGACTTGGAAGAGCCCGTCCTCGTGCGAGACCACCCTGTAGTCCGGGAGGGCGACCGCTTTCTGTTGGCAATGGCGCATGAGCCAGTCCTTCCAGTTGTCGTCCACGAGGAGGCTCTGCATGTTCACAAAGTATGGATTGGTGTAGATGCGCAAGATGAATTGCTTGGCATGCAACAGCCCGAGGTCTTCGTAGATGGCCCCACACAGGGCTTCGAAGACGTCCTCTTGGATTTTTTTATTCGTCGTCCACCCGTTTCGGTGTCCTTTCTCATCCATCAACACGAAGCGTGCGAGATTGAGTTTTTCGGAGATCGCGGCCAGGCACTCCGAGCGCACCAACTTTGTGCGCGCCTTGGTGAGGAACCCCTCTTGTTCGTTCGGGTAGGATTCATAGAGAAAGCGGGTGATGACAAAGCCGAGAACGCTGTCGCCGATGAACTCGAGGCGCTCGTAGGACTCGCCGAGGTGGGGGTGCTCTTTCAGTGAACTCTTGTGGGTGAATGCTTTTTGGTACAGAGACAAATTATTTATCTTTGTACCAACAAGTGTTTCTATCGCTTGCTTGGTGACATTCATATATATTTATTATAACTCAAAAATTTTAAGCCTTGATGTAGTGCGGGGAGAGGTACTTTTGAAGGTTCAAGTACGTGACCGTGACGTCCGCCGGCGGTTGGAGGAGGTCTCTCAACTTGTCGTCCAAGACCAAGACGCGGCCGTTCTCCGGGTGCTTCAAGCCCTTCTCGGTGATGTACTTGTTGATGAACTTGGTGACCTCGGAACGGGAAACCATCGCGTCGGCCTCAGCGCCCAAGAAGGCTCGCAACTTTTCGCTAATCTTTTGCTTGCGGTTGAAACCGTTGTTCTCGGCGCGCTTAGCGGCGATCTCGCCGGTCGGGTCGTCTTGCTTCGCCTTGACCTTGCGGAGCAACTTGGCGATGGCCTTCACTTCGGCGCGGAGAGCGGTGATATCGGCGGCAATGGATTCAACAGACATTCTTGCTTCTTTTGTGTTTAGATAGTGGTGGTCGTCTTTAAGTCATGAATATCGTGCTCAAAACGATGAGGAAAAGCAATAGCAATTTCAGGAAGGGTGGGGGTTTGCGGTACACCTTGCGCACGTCGACGACCTCCACGTCCGTGGGAATCCCTTTCGCGGGGCAACCGCCGTCGCAGCACCGGGACGGACACGGGTACACGACACCGTTTGGGTACATCTTGCCACAGAACTGGTAGCGCCTCGGGTAGAGGCTCTCGCTGCGCGCGTAACATCGACACCCATCACACGTCGGCGTCGACATTATTATTATTATGTGGAGATATAATAATGGACAGGGAAGTTTACTCCGACAAATCAATCAAGGAGTTCACGAAGAAAAATTTATTCTTCAATGATCCGGTGCTTGAGAAATATTACGACCAAGACAAGGTCGCGGAGTTCAGGCGTCGCCTCGTCTCGAAGCACGGCGAAGAGTCTCTCGACAAGATGATCTACGTCGTCGTGACCGATAGCGTTCGAGACATCATACTGAACACGGTGGGGAACCTCACCAAGTTCCTCAAGCCCATGGGTGACATGGTGATCGCCGGCGGGGAGGCTTTCAACATGCACTTTCCCAGAGACGAGCGCGTGGTGACCTCGGACATTGACACCAAATTCGCCCCGAGAATTCCCTACGATAAGAAATATTTCGGAAAACTCCAGAGCATCAAGTTGATCCTTTGGGACAAACTCGGGAGGGTGTGCCAACAGTTGGATGAAAAAATCAAGAGGCGCCTGTCCAAGAAGACGAAATTGGCACGTTTCCTGGGCATCTCCTTCGCGTCGAAAGGGCCGTACGTCACCAGGAGGTACACCCTGATTAAGAAGAAGAAAGCCTCCAACGCGAACAAACCCCAGCCGGAGGACGTCTTGATAGACGTCGAATTGTTCGCCCTCGACTTGCAGATGCGATGCTTCAGCATCAAGGACAAAAAAGTGATTCAGCGAACGCTCGGGGGGCTCCTGGACATTCCCTTCATGCGACCGAAAGAGTTCGGGTACGAGATCGTCGACAACCAGAAGAAGGGCGTCGTTTACAAGGACAAAGACACCGGGCGTTTGGTGAGCGACAAGCGCGTGTACATCGGGGGCAAGCGCTTCCTCTTGGACGACGTCTACGAGATGCAAAAGTTGGGTCTGCGACCGCAAAAGGTGGAGAAGGACAAGACGCGCATGGTCAAGTTGGCGAGACTCGTGGACCCGAAATTCAAGGTTCTCAAGTCGAACGGCATCGACGCCATCTACCGCCGAGTGAAGAACAAGGTGCCCCCACCCCCCATGAAATTCAACCTTCCCAGAATCCGTTCAGTCAACGTCGAGGCCGCGGCGAGGGTGAACCCTGCCAAATACGCCAGATACACGACGCAACCGGAGCAGAAACGCCTGGCCAAGGCTTTCGGGAAGGGGATCAAACTCCCCAAGGGTGCGAAGGCCCCGGCCGGGTACACGAAGACCCACGGGAGACAGCGCTTCGACGTCAAGACGGGTAGGTGGGTACGAAACAACACGACCGCATACGTGGGTAACCAATTCACACACAGGAAAAATAACGCCAATACTGTGAAGACGAAGACGCTGTATGGGTTCAACAAAAAACGAGATTCATGGGTCCCACGCAAGGTACTGGAAAACGCGAAGGAGATTCCATTCGTAGGGTTAAAGAAATGAGACGCGTATTATACACACACCAAGGATGAAATTCAGTACACCGACCAAAGATGAAGATGGATTGTACTACGCCCGCGTCAGGGGCGACGACGACAAGAAGGTGTTCATTCAGTTGAATAAGGTGAAATGCACCCGGTCGTCCGCGAGCGTGGCCGAGTTCACCATCGACCAGGTGGCGAACAAGAAAAAGATTCGCAGAGTCGAGGACGAGAACATCACCGCCGCGACGGAAAATGCCGAGGCGTGGTTCGGGGCGGAGATGACACCAGAACAAATCAAGGCTGCGTATTCCTCCATCTTCGAATCCACCGGACGCCTCAGCGTCGAACGCATTCCACCGACCAAGGTTTTCACTTGCAACTTGGAACAGACGGATTTCGAATCGATCGTCGAGGGGAAGACGTGCAACCTCATCGTCGAGTTCGCCGGTCTCTACTTTGCGCGAAGCAGTTTCGGCCCGATCTGGAACCTCGTGCAAGCCAAACTACACGCCGACCCGATCGTCAACGAATACCCAGAAGAACCCGCATTCGCGGATGAGGACGACGAGGAGGCCGAGGAGGAGGCCCCAGAGCCAGAGGCCGCGGCCGAGCCCGAGCCCGAACCCACCGAGGCTGCGGAGGAAATTCAGGCCCCAGTCGAATCTGAGGTCGAGCCAACCCCGGATGTGCAGGAGTAAAAAATAAAATATCTGATGTAATTATATACTAGACCCATGAAGTTGGCCAAAAAGACGCTGATGCTCGTCGCGGTTGCTGTCATCATTTATTTGCTGTTCACCGTCAACGAATCCTACACCCCGCTCTCCGATCAATCCTTCGGCATGGTCGGCGGTGGCCCGTCGGCCGGACCCAGCCCGGCCCGCGGTGGCAGTGAGTGCTCCATGCGCGCGGGATCCGGTTTGGCCAGCGCCCTCCTCCCGCGTGAGGTCGCCGCTGAGGAAGATTTCTCCGAGTTCGCCCCCCAGGATATCTTGAAGGCGCAAAACTTCCTCTCCCCGCGTGCCCAAGTCGGATTCCCGGAAACCGTCGGTGGCGCCCTCCGCAACGCCAACCAGCAAATTCGATTCGAGTTGCCGAACCCGAAGCAACCGTACGTGTGGAACAACAGCACGATCGTGCCGGACCTTGCACGACGCCCGTTGGATTAAAAACGTAATTAAAGATTTGTTTCACTAAATTAGTTAGAAAATGTCAGAAGAGTTGAGTCATAACGTTCAGAAATTGGTCGAACTCAGCAAACAGATCGCCGATGCCAAGGCTGACATCAAAGTGTTAGTCGCGGCCGAGAAGAGTTTGAAGGAATTAGTCAAGGCGAACATGCAACAGGAAAAGATTGACACAATCAATCTAAAAAAAGGAAAGATCGCTCTAAAGAAATCAGTGCGGAAGCAGGGGATGAACAAAAAAACAGTCACGGAAGGCTTGCGGACGTATTTCAAAAACGACGAGGAACAACTCAACGGTGCGATCGAGTGCATTTTGGAATGCTGCGAGACCAAGGAAAGCACCAGTCTCAGTATGACTGGTTTAAAAGAAAAACCCCAAGAATAAATAATGGTGTGGTCACAGTACGTCTACGAGGCCTCGGTCGGAACCGAGGCACACTCGAGCGATGACGATCACACCGACTCGGAAGAAAACAACCCTCTTCTGAATATTCACACCTATTACGATGCATATTCAGACGAACTATGGTTCCTTTGGGACGTCATGCAGGAATCCCTGCGCGACGCATTCTTGGAGCACGATTATGACGAATTGCATTTCCACGACTGGCTCGAATTTTGTTTCACGGAGAGTGAACGCCGAGACGACGTGAAACAAGTGGAACACGCGAAATACCTATGGCGTCTGCTCAACCGAGAGGACCACGCAGCGCTGTTACAGAAGAAGACGCTGGGAGACTTTGAAGAATTTCTTCTAAGTTATAGTATACCAATACGATGATCGACATCACCTCCCAGAAAGTGAGCATCCCCGCGGCGCTTTTTGTCGCTCTTTCCCCGGGCGTGGTTCTCACCACGACGGGGAAAAACCTCAAGTTCAGAAGCGGAAACACCTCCCAAGCGGCGGTGTTCTTCCACGCCCTCGTGTTCTTTCTCGCGTACAGCCTCATCGCCCGCGCCCTCGGTTTGGTGCTCACGAAGACCGATCTCATCGTCACGACCGCTCTCTTCGTCGCGCTTTCCCCTGGTATCTTGTTGACTTTGCCGAAGAACAGCGCCGGCTCGGCCCAAGCGGCGATTGTCCACGCGGTGGTCTTCGCTATTGTCTTTGCGTTGCTTCGCAGGCAATTTCCTCAGTTCTATTAAGTAGGAGGATGAAATACCTCTGCCTCGGTCCGGCTGCCATGGGGATCTTCTCCATGATCGGACTCTTGAAGCAGATAGAACCCCACCTTTCCACCGTTGAGGAGTATTCCGGGTCATCGGCGGGGGCCATCCTGACCTTGTGTCTCGCCCTCGACATGAGCGTGGATGAGATTTTTAAAAAGGCGATGGATTGCGACATCAGTGGTCTCGTTCGTCTCTCCATATCGAATTTTGTCAAGGATTACGGTTTCGTCGAAACCAGCGTCGTGCGAGAGACTTTGCTCACTCTGTGTGGCGGGAGAGACCCGACGTTTCGCGAACTCGATAAGAAGGTGTACATCTCAGCCTTCTGTTTGAACACCGGGAAGACGCACTACTTTTCGAGGGACACCCACCCGAACATGAAAGTCATCGACGCGGTGTGCATGTCGATGGCGATCCCTCTGATCTTTAGCGCGTATGAGTACGACGGGTACACGTTCGTCGACGGGGGGACGCAGGAGAGTTTACCGGCGAGCGTGTTCTTGGACAAGAAGCCTCACGAGGTTTTTTGTGTCAGGATGAAGAGCACGAGTGTTTTCAGAGAAAAGATTCGAAACCACGCGGATTTTTTCGAAGCCTTGATAAACTCGTCCCTCGCGAATCGCCCCGCACCCGGTGCTGACCGCATGCGCGTTATCGACATCGACGTCACAGGGGTGAACATTTTTGACTTTCACATGGAAGACGAAGAGAAGATGAAACTGTACAACATAGGAATAGAGACACCTTGTTTTTTTTTATAAACATAAAGTATGAATGCTTGTGACCCCAACGCAGATTTAGGTCAACTACGTAACTTTGTAAAACAAAACACAGGAATCACGGTGGCACTCAACAAGGCACAACTGTGCAAGGTCTACCGTGACGTCCAGGAAGAGAAGTTCGTGCTTCCGCCCATGGTTCTCAACTCTGACAGAACCTGGCTCTTGGACAGAAAATCACCGCTCGACGCGAAAGAGTACGAGCGCTTGTTGGATTCGAAGACTACCAAGTCACAAATCGAGAGTTTGGCGAAAAAAATCGGCGCCTCGATCCCCGATAAGGCCACGAAGGCTGAGGTGACAAACGCGATTTATTCCAAACTCAAACAACTTGACATCCTCGAACCCATTCAAATCGCGAAAACCCGACGTCGCGTCGTGGCTCCCACGAAGGGTGCATCAAATGTTGTTGACACGGAAAAGATGGTGAACATCAATCTGTTGAACAACGAAGAGGCACCACCCCCTAAGAATGTTAATATTAATCTTGGTCCGAAGACACCTAATGTTGGTGTGACCCCGAGAAGAAATAATATTAATCTTGGTCCGAAGACTAACTATTCGAATGTTGGCCCGACACCGAGAAGAAATAATATTAATCTTGGTCCGAAGACTAACTATTCGAATGTTGCCCCGACACCGAGAAGAAATAACACACCACGTGTGAACGTGCGCGTGAATGTCAATGCCAGTGCCACACCAACGGCTCCTCGGATGAATGTGCCGTCCGCGAAGATTGTTCTCCCACCACCGAGAAGTAATAATAACAATCCGAAGACACCTAGTGTTGGCGTGACTCCGAAGACACCTAGTGTTGGCCCGACACCGAGAAGTAATAACACACCACGTGTGAATGTCAATGCCAGTGCCACACCAACGGCTCCTCGGATGAATGTGCCGTCCGCGAAGATTGTTCTCCCACCACCAAAAAATAACAGTGAGATCAAGAGACTCGAACGAGAATTGAATGCGGCGCGCACTCAATTGGCAAAGCAAAACATGACCCCGCAACAAAAGAATGATGCGCAACAAAAGTTGAACTTTGCTAAGGTTGCTTTCGAGCAGAGACAGATGGAGAGGAAAAAGTTGAAGCAATCTCTGGAAACGATGCCTCACCTCCCGGATGACGAGGTGATGAAACTCGTCGCCGAGTTCGACCGGGGTGCACTCTTCACGAACGTGAAGAAGAAGGCTGAGAACATGAACAAAAAGAAGAATGAAGAGAAGAAAGTGATTCGCAACAGCATCAAAAACATCCCGAATGACACACCGAAAAAGTTTGAGGTTTTGCAAACGATCAACAAACCCCGTGTGGACGTCGACATGGTGAAAAATTTGGTGGCACAGTTGCGTTCGAACAAAAAAGAAAATGCCATCCCGGTGGTTCAAACGAAGAAGATTCAAACGGCCACCCAATTGGCGTCGACGAACATCCCGAAGGACATCAAGAAGGAACTCGAGGCCCAACTCAACGCGGCGTCGAACTCTTCGCAGGTGGCCAAGATTGAAATCAAAATCAAGAACATAGCAACCCTGACAAACCGCCTCAACAAGACGGCGTTGAACAACGCGCAAAAGAAGAATCTTCTCAACCGCGTGAAAGGTGGTGAAAAGTTGGTGAATGTTCAAAGAAATTTGAACACCGCCCCACCACCGAAGAAGAAGAGTTTTTTGAACACCCTCTTCGGTGAGGTGAACAAGAAAGCGAACGCCGCGGAGAAGGTTCAAAAGTTGAACGTTCCACCAGAGGTGAAAAAGGCACTCAACGCGAAAGTCGTGGGTGCCACCAACAATAAACAGGTGGAACAGGTGCAAAAGAAGATTGAAGCCGTGAAAAAATTGAACACCGTTTTGAACAAGACGCCCACCCTCACCAATGCGCAAAAGAAGAATGCTCTCAACCAAGTCATCGCTGGTGTACCGGTGAACAACGTGAAGAACAAACTGAATTTGCCGAAAAATAAGCCCGGATTCTTCGCAAGCATCTTCGACACGAATGGTGTGCCGGCCCCACCGGAAAACGCACCACTACCGCCGGTGGAGAACAACCGCACTGGGGTGAACACCGATCCCAAGGCCCTCCTCCGAAGAAAGATTATGACTCTTCAAAAATTGACCACCCAAGAGAGAAACTTATTCATCTCGAAGGTTCGTTCGATGAACAACGTGGATAACGTCTTCTCGGAGGCGGCCAATTTGAACCAGCAAAAGCATCAACAGGCTGTGAACGCGGCCGCGGCGAAGGCACAAAAGGCTCAAAACGCGGCGGAGCGCAAGGCGGCTGAGGCCGAACAGAGGCGTCTGGAGAAGGAGGCGAAGCAGGCTGAAGCGCAGGCGAAGCGCGAGCAACAACTGCTCAACAAACAGGCGCGCAAGGAACAAAACCAAGCCAAGAAGAACCAATACACGTCCATCATGCGCAACGCCAACGTGGACCGGGCCTACTTGAACAGGTATTTGGTGGGTAAGAACATCAATTCCATCAACATGGCCAACCTCAAGGCGAAGGCAGGGAAGGACAGGGAACTCGCCCAACTCATCGCGAATTCCAAGGGCACGGGTATCTTTGGTGGCAAGTACAAGCCGGTTCTTAAATACGTGGACCCCACAAATTACAACCGACAGTACCAAGCGGCGAACACCAAATTGAAAAACCTTCAAAACGCCACCAAAGAAAAGAACATCAAGAAGCGATTGATGTCTATCGGTCGGGTGAACATGGCGTACATTAACGCATACAAGGGTGAACAATCCTACGAAGAGATCAATACCACCGCGTTCAAGAACAAGGTGCAAAAAGATATGGCCGTGGCCAAGAAGATTCAACAGGCGCGAAACGAACTCTTCCCGAAGGTTGTGTACATCAAGCCCGAGGAATACAACAACAAGTTGGCGAATGCCAACAAACAGTTGGCAAACATCGCGGAGAAGAGACGAGTCAACGCGGAGGACAAGGCGGCGGTGAATGCCCTCCTCAAGGGTGCGGGTGTGGACATGGCCTACCTCCAAGCCTTCGCCGGAAACAAGAATTTGAAGAACGTTGACTTGGCGCTTTTGAAGGAAAAGGCGGCCAAGGACAAGGTGGTGCAAAACACGCTCAACAAGGTGAAGGGGTCGAAGCGGTCGTGGTTCGGCAAGGCCAAGTTGACGTACATCGCACCGAATCGATACAACGCCGAACTCAACCGGGCGAAGAAAATGCTCGAAAACAAGGAAGCCGGTGAGGCGGCCAAGGTGGAGGCCACGCGACTCTCCAAGGAGGAGGACATGTTGCTCACGAAACTGAGCCAAAACGCGGGGGTGGACGCGAAATACCTCCGTGCCTACGCCAAGGCGACGAATAAAAAGTTCAGAAATGTGAATTTGGCCAACCTCAAGGCGAAGAAAAACAGAGACATGGTCGTCGCCCAAGAGCGCGTCCGGGGTAAGTTCTTCCTCGGTAAACCGGCGAAGGCATCTCTCGAGTTCATCCCGAACGGTCTCTACAACGCCCGGTTGGCGCAGGCCAAAAAGGAGGCGAACAACCGAGAGGCGAAGGTGCAGGCTTCCGCGAACAAGACGAAGGGTAAGGTGGAGGAGCGCAACGCCCTCATGAAACTCGCCTCGAACAGTCAGGTGAACGCCAAATATGTCTCGGCCCTCTTGAAGAACAGAGGCATCTCGGCGAAGAATTTGACCAAGAATAACCTTAATAAGAAAATCAATGCCAATCGTCTCGTGGCCGCTGAGAAGGCCAAGGGTAAATCTTTCATGGGTAAACCCGTCAAGCCGACGCTGGTGTACATTCGAAATAAGAATTACAACGCCACGATGAGCAAGGCGATCGCCAACGCCAAGGCTCGAGAGAACAAGGCCCAGGCCTCCGCTAACAAGAAGCAAGGCAAGGCCAACCAACTCGAGAAGAAGAAGGCGGACGACGCTCACATGAACCAACTCTTGAAGACCGTGGGTGGACGTCGCACGCCCGGGAAGGGGGGTCAGTTTACCAAGAAGAACATCCTCGCCCTCGCAAAGGCGAAGACGGGTGGAAACGTCCGACGGGTGAACATTCAGATGCTCCGAAACATGAATGCCGAAAACTTGAAAAAGTTCGAAGCCAAGGGGGAGGCGAAGAAGGACCGCGCGAACTTTGAGAAACAACTCAAGGCGAAGGGTCTCGGCATGCTTCAGAGAGGAGAGTACATGAAGCGCTTCAACGCGGGTGAACCGGCGAATTCCATTCTCAAGTCGGTGAACACCAAAAACAACGCGGAGAAGAAGATTCAAAACATGGCGACCAAGCACGGTGTGAGTAAAAAATTCATCCTCAACGTGGCGAAGAAGATTGGTAAGGCGCCCGAAAATTTGACGTTATTCGAATTACAACAACAAAAGAAAAACGTCAAGAAGATGGGTTCGGCCAAACAATTCCCGGTGAAGACCGCGGAAATGTTGGGCAAGCAAAAGACCGCGTTGGTGCAGAAGATTCAAAAGAGCATCCCGGGTGCGTTCGGCCAGTTCCGACGCGTGTGGGAGGGCGACGTCCGACGCGCCGCGAACGCGAAACAGGTGGAAAACATCGAACGCTTGTTGAACGAAAAGGTCAAACTGCGAGGTGAAATCGAGGGGGCGAAGATCACCGACCAACAGCGCAAGGGTCACCTCCGATGGGTGATGCAAAAGAGGAACGACGTGGCGAAGCGTCGCGCCGAGTTGGCTAAGCACAAGGAGGCTTTCGGCAAAAACGTCGTCGCGGTCCCGGCGAAGGCGGAGGAGAAGGCAGGTGGTCGACTCAGCCTGAACGCGGCCAAGGCGGAGATTCGTAAGGTGATGGCGAACAAGAAGGTCTCGGTGGACAGCGCCTACAAGCGTCTGAGCCTCAAGTACCACCCGAACAAGGGTGGGGCGCAGGCGAATTTCGTCACCCTCCAAGCGGCGAGAAACGCCCTCAAGAGGGAACCCACCCCGGCGAAGGCGGCCCAGGCGAAGGCCCTCCCGGCGAAGGCGAAGGCCCTCCCGGCGCCGACCAGGGCTCTCACCCTCGAGAACAAGGGTGTGCGCTCCAAGTTGAACTCCAAGTACTACGACAAACTCACCAAGGCTGAGCGTGACGCCTTTTACAAGAGGTGGTTTAACAAGAAAAACAAAACCATCTGGGTGGAGGCGAGGAAGATCCAAAAGGAGCGCACGAACGCGGCCAAGGCGAAGCCGGTGGTGAAGGCGTTCGCCGACGCCGGGAAGAAGAGAGAGTTGGCGGGCAGGCTTCGCGTGGCGGCGAAGAAGAGCGTGGCGCAGAACATCAAAAAGGCGAACATCGGCGTCAAGAACAAAAACAAAATGTTGAGAAATTTGAAATTGAAAAAGACAAAGGCTAGCGCCGTGCAAAAACAATTGAAAACTAAAAAAACTCAGGTAAAGAAATATAAGGCGACGAAGCGAAGATAGATTAAGAAGAAATGTGTGACGTATGTTGCGAAGATTTTAACCAAACATTTCACAAGGAGGTTGCGTGTCCTCATTGTGAATTGCGTGCGTGTCGCAGATGCACGGAAAAATATGTGCTCTCCCAATTCGACGACGTCCACTGCATGGGGTGCAAGAACAAGTGGAATCGAATATTCACCCAATCGTGGGCGTCCAAGCGTTTCTGTAACACCACCCTGCGCCGGCACCGGGAGGAGGTTCTCTTCGAGCGCGAGAAATCCCTCTTCCCCGAGACCCAACCCATCGTCGAGCGCATTCTGCGTCACGAGGAGATTCAGAGAGAGATTAAAAAGTGTTCAAAAGAGATTTTTGAGTTGTACAATCGCCACCAAATCTTTCAGATACCGTACACGAGGCGTGAGGCCTACTTGGAGAAAAACCACCCGGACATATTGGAAAAGAGTCAGCGTCTCCGAGACTTGTACCGTTTGTCGTCGGAGTTGGACCAACCCTTCGATACGACCACCGCGGCGATTCCTAAATTTGTGAGAAAGTGTCCGAACACCGGGGGCAACTGCCAGGGGTTCCTCAACGAGGAGTTTTATTGTGGGTTGTGTAAGAACACGTATTGCAACCAGTGCAACGAATTGGTGGAGGACGGTCACGAGTGTGACCCCGACGCGAAGGCGTCCATCGCCCTCATTCGGCGCGACACCAAACCGTGTCCCAAGTGTGGAACCTTCATACACAAACTCTCCGGGTGCACGCAGATGTGGTGTCCAGATTGTCACACGGCTTTTAATTTCAACACCGGGGCGATTGAAATGGGGCGCATCCACAACCCACACTATCTAGAGTATCGAAAAAATGGGGGCATGCTCTCCCGAGAGCACGGGGACATCCCGTGTGGGGGTCTCCCCTCCTTCGCCGAACTGCGCGAGATGCAAGCCCCGGACTGCATCATGCGTTTTCGTCTCACCCTGAACCAACTCGACCGAGAGATTCAATGGATGTCGAGGCAACCCCTCGGTTACGGTCGGTGTTACTCGGCCCAACACGCCCGCGTGCAATTCATGCTCGGAAACATCTCCGAGGCGTGGTTCAAAAAGAACCTTCAGAAGATTGACAAGCAGCGAGACAAGAACAAAGACATCACCGACATTTACCAAATGATGATAGACACCGGTGGAGACGCCCTCCGTCAATACGCGATCTCACCGGACACGGTGGAGGAGATTCGGTCGAACATTAACGACCTCGTCGATTACGCCAACACCGTCATTCGAGACATCCACGCGAGGTACACGTGTGTGCTCCCACGCCCGTTCGATAAAATTTAAATTCTTCTAGTATTGTAACGATGATTGACGCCATCTACTTTCTCGTCTTTTCCATTTTACTCTTCTTCATGCGTCCCACTTATCGACCGCCGCGAGTCCTGGCGCGCATGCTCTCCCACGAGGAGTGCGACCACATCATCGAAGCGGCGCGCGGTCGTTTGCGTCCGTCGACGGTGGCGCAATCGCGAAAGTTGGACGAGCGCACGCGCAAGAGCGAGACCGCGTGGGTGGGTAAGACTGATAAGATCGCGCACCGGGTGATGCGCCGCCTTTTGAAATACTGCGATAGACCCCTGAGTAACTGTGAGTCCCTCCAGGTGGTCAAGTACAAGCCGGGTGGGTTCTACAACCCCCACCACGACGCGTTTAAGGAGAAAAACCCGCGAATGTACACTTTCATCATCGTGCTCAACGACGATTACGAGGGTGGGGCGACGGCGTTTCCAAAGTTGAAAAAAGAATATCGTTTAAAAAAGGGTGACGTCCTGCTGTTCGACACCTTGGACAACTACGGGCTCAGGCACTCATCAGCGCTTCACGGCGGTAAACCAGTGACGTCGGGGGAGAAGTGGATTGCCAACTTGTGGGTTCACGTTTATCCATACGATACCCATTCATAAACATCCACGACTTGACGTGGAACTGGTTCCTCTCCACCGCCCTTTGCATGGATCGCCCCCACGGGATCCCGTGGTTCCGGAGCAAGGCGAGTATCGTGAGGTTGCCGTACCAAGCCGCGATGCCGCACGGGTCCTCCATCTTCATCTCTTCAAGTTTAAACATGCCCAGGACGAGGCGCAGGTGCCGCGGATCCGAGCCTTGCGTGCACGCGAACTTGACGAGTTGATCGAGGTCGTACGGCTTGGTTATCATCACTTAGGGGTTAGAGTCGACAAATGAGTATGACGGACGTCGAATCTTTCGCGTTTAAAATCCATGAAACCTTGGGCCCGGGTTTTAGTGAACGGGTGTATCACAACTGCATGGAAGTTGAATTGCGTAAACACGGGATACAATACGAGTCGGAGAGATGGCTTCCTATTTATTACGAGGGACACACGGTGGGCACCCTACGTGCTGACATAGTGATAGACAATAAGGTCATATTAGAATTTAAAGCGGTGGCTAAACTAAACGGGGCCGCGGAGACGCAGGCGCGAAACTACCTCGCCCTCACCGGTCTTCGAGAGGCGGTGTTGATAAACTTTGGGAAATCTCTGGAGTGCCGTCGGGTGGTGGCGTGTGCAGCAGAGAGTACATCATCATCGCATACCACGGAGCCATGAACTCGTATGTTTTTTTAGTTTCATCGTGATACTTTTTCGGATTTGCGAGTCCCTCCGTCAAGATTTCGCGCGCGCGGTCGAGGTGGAACTGGGCCTCTTTGATGCAGTAGTCTTTATAATCCATTACCAATACTAACGTCACTAACCTTTAAATCGTGGGGATATATTCCCACTGCAACTCGTTACATATTTTTTGCCATATACAATCCATCGCGTGCAACTTTTCCTTGGACTTGAGGAGGGGGAAATACGGGAGGAAGGTGTCCTCCCCCAGGAGTTCACACAACTTGTAGAGGGTGTAGGAGTAACTCAAAAAGTTTTTGCGGTTCGGGGGGCACACCTTGTCGAAGGGTTCTTGAATCTGGTTGAAAAGGAGTCGCAGTTTTTGTTCGAGCACCTGACTCATCTGCGGTGGGCGCACCCCGTTCAAAAGACAACAGATGAGGGGCACGTGTTCGTAGTATTTCTGCATGCGCAACTTTTTCAGCAAGGTCCGAACGCGCGCGTGGGTGATGTCCTCCCTCTTCTTGAGTTTGAGTTTTTTCAACTCCTCGCGAAGGGTGACGACGACGTCTTCGGGGATGTTGCACATTTCCGCGCCTTGAAACTGCGAGAGCCACTCGGAGAAGTGATTTTGACGTTTGTAACTGTAGTTAATCACCTTTGTCGAACTCTCCTGCTCCTCTCTGTACGTCAACTCGTCGGAGATGATAGCGGCCACGACGGCTCCGCATCCATCGCACACCATCTCACTCGTGTCGTGAAAGTGGACGATGTTGGACGTGGGTCCACACGTCGAGCACTCCTCCCTCGGGCGCGCGGTGAGGTGGGGCCTGTCCACGTGCACACCCTCGACCTCCACGAGGTAATCGGTGTAGATGTCCCCGCGCGCGAGACCCACGGTTTCTTTGGCGTTGAAGACGTTGTCGGTATTCGTCTCCTCGGTCGCCTCCTCCGTGTATTTCTCCATGAACGGGAGGCATCGCATGATGTAATCCGCCATCTCCGTCTCCACACTGCGACGCTCGAAAGCGGTGGACGAGGAGTCGATGAGAGATTCGTACTCGGAAATTTTATTGTTGTAACGACTTAAAAAATTCCCCTCCATATAAATTAAATATGATACTGAATCTTTTAACCTCCGCGTTCGCGTTGTATCGTAAATTCACGACGCCACCGAATTGGCGCGTGATCCAAGAGTCGTTGGAATACGACGTGATACACGACGTGAAATACGAGGTCGAGGATGATTTCTGGGCCACCGAGGCGAGGGATTGGGACGACCGCGTCCTCACCTCCTTCTGGGTGGACTGCACCGGTCGGGGCGTTCGAAACACAGTCGTTCCGAACTGTGTGTCGAAGACCATTCTTCGCGTGAAATACTGGTACAACGGCAAGGTGTACAAGATGGTCACGGACGATTTGCACGCCCCGTTTCCCCCGGACCAAAAGAAATCCATGACCTTCTCCCTCCCTTTCATCGCGGCCTGGCTGTGCGACGAGGACGACAAACCCGTGAAAAACGTGACCGAGAAGATTCGCCGCCTCGCGGGTCCTCACAGCGATTTCCACCACCAACGCGTGGCGCTTCGCGACGTGCTCTACTACGACGAGGATTATCTCAGAGAGGTGTATCCAAAGTTGAAAATTACAAACGCCCTCGGGCTTCACAAAGTGGTGTCCACCCTCGATGGGTACACTACTGATTTTCTTCAATTTTAGTGGCTAGATAAAATTTAATGTCACCCAAAGAAGCAACCATGTATTTCAAAATCAAAAACCGATTTTCTTTTTCTTGTAAAATCTGAACCGTGCTCGCCATCGACGTGGCCTTGGTGAAAATGTTCAGGTATCGGAGCGAATACAAGCCGTGAATGTCGTGGTCGATCGTCTCCACGGTCTCGATCGTCGTCTCCTGGTTCGCGAAATCACCCGCGCACGCGAGACGGAGGATGTTTTGCTTTCGAACGATGGAGATCTCCGAACCGATGTTGCTCATGTCCCTGCACAGACGTTGGAAATCCGCCGAAGGGAGGGTCGTCGTGCACACGGTGGCCATGTCGATGTCCGGGACCTCGATCCTCGATTCGTTGATGTCTAGGAGTTTTAACTCGAATTTCGTCGATGTCTTCTTCCCCTCGGAGACGATCTCCACGGAGAGGAACTCCTTGCACTTGATGGACAGGCGGAGGACGTCGGAGTTGGTCACGCTCTTGAGGAGTTTGAAAAAGTTGCTCACGTTGATCCCACAGACGATCTCTTGTTCCTGGCACGAAAACTCCTCGAAATCCTCGGCGTTGAGGTGCATGTCAATCAGGGACGTGCGCGCGGTGTCGAGCGTGCACAGGGAGACCCCTCTCGGGGAGAAAATGAGATTGCAGTCGTTCAAAATGTCCTTGAGTGTTTCAAACACATTCTTAACGGCGGTGGCCTGAATCGTGCAGAGATGCATCATCCTTTTGACTAAGCAAGCGCGTAAAATCTTTAATTACTCCACCTTGTCTTCGTACGCCACCCCTGAGACCTCGCGGCTGATTTTATCCTCGAGTTCCTTCGTCATCGGGGGTTGGAGGGACTTGCCGTAATCGTCGAGGCTGAAGATGTCGCTGTCGGTGTCGTTGTTTTCGATGTCAGTCATCGAGCACCCACCACCCAGGGCGCACCAGGTCACCTCCTTCGACGGCAGCAGGCTCTCCAAAAAATTGGTGATCTCCTTGCCCACCAAAAATTTCCCATTCTTCGTGAGCATGGTCGGCACGCGTGTGATTTTATTCCTGTACTGGGACGGGAGACCTTGCGTGTTGATGTTGTGATACGTCACGAGTTGTTTCAATTGGTGATGCTTGTGGATGAATTCGATCACCTGTTTGCAGTGCGCACATTTCGGGGAATATACCAGCAAGGACATTCTCTCTTCTCTGATGTAGTCTTCGAAATTCACTGAAAAAAAATTGACGCATATATAATAGTAATGAACAAGTGGACTCTGATCGTCGTCCTGATATTGGCAGTCGTCGCCATCACAATGATCCCCAGTAGAGAGGCTTACCTCGAGCGCGAGTTCTTCGGGCTCTCAGGGTACGTCCGCCCTCGAGAGGTGAAACTCGACGACAAGGCTCCGGATCTCAACGGATTCAAGGAGGTCGAAGCCAAGGTGAACAACGATTTGATGAATGAATTCGTGATGAAGACCGCCGCGGAAATCGAGAGACGCACCAAGATGTGCGTGGCCATCATCGAGACGACCACGGTCAAGCGCTATCAAGGCGAGGGACAGGAGTTGTACGAGTGCCAATTCATGGCGATGAAGAAGGGTGGATTCCCGTTCGCCTTCGCCGTCGTATCCACGATGAGCATGAAGAGCGGCTCCGCCACCGTGATCGGCCTGCGCACGCAACCCGTGGGGGTGCAGGCACCGAGCGACGTCGGGGCGTTCGAGGACACGGGCGCCGGTCGTGAGTTTTTGGATTACAAATTCGTCACCGAGGTCACGCCGACCATGGGTGAGTTAGAAGAGGCTAAAATTTAAAGTGAAATAAAAATTAGGAGGATGCCCCTAGACATCCGAGAGATTGAAAAGATCGACAACGAAAAAAAGGAGAAAAAAAAAGAATTGTACACTCGGATTTATGAACAGTGGGAAAGGAAAATTCGAGCGGCGGTCGATCACGGGCATCAAAAATTCATCTTTCTTCAGGTGCCACGCATGGTCATGGGGTACCCATCGTTCGACAGAGACAAGGCCGCGAGGTGGCTCACCCGTCAGTTCGAGAAGGGTGGGTTCGTGGTGCAGAACATGGGTCACGAGGTCTACGTCTCGTGGGACGTGAAAAAACCGAAAAAGAAAGTAGAACAACAGGGACAGGTGTCATTCGATGAGTTAGAATTCCCAACCTTGGTGAACCTCAAAAAGGCGGCGGATAAATATAGGAAGAACGCGTGAGACTTTGTAGTTTTAATTTGTAGACGTAATAATAGTAAAATCGATCATGTCGGCCGATATGCTTAACGTTTTGTGCGAGGCGAAGAAGGAATACACAGCCCAACTGTGTCACATCATGTGCCCGGTGATGATTGAAACTTTTCAGGAACTCTACGAAACCGCGGTGAGAGACTCGAAAAACAAGAAACCCCTCCTTCAGTTTCAAAAACACCTCAAGGAGGTTCCGAACTGGTCCAACGCGATGTCTAAGAACCACAGCGACAACATCACCGACAGGTGCGCGTGGTTTTCCGACCTCTTGGCGGCGGTTTTCGTCTCCTTCGTCAAGATTTTGTCCTCGGTGCGTCTGCGCGCGGAGAACAAGAAGATCTCCCTCAAGGTGCCCTCCAACGAGGTGTTCATCCAGACCTGTTACAACAATTGCGCCAAGGATTTGTATCGAGACCCCTACGTGTTCCACGAGGAACAGAGCGAATACGAGAGGGATTTGCGCCTCACGAAGCGTTTCACCGAATGCATCGAGGCCACGGTCAAGGAACTGATTCCGGTGGCGGAAATCTTGAAGACGTACATGAGCACCGAAGACAAGAACATCGATCTCGAAGCCGTGGACGAGACGATGTCCCCGGAAGACGACGTCGTGGAAGACGAAGGAGAAGCGCTCCCAGAAGAACCCGCGGCGCCGGTGGAAGAACCCGCGACGGAGGAGGCCCCGACCGAAGAATCCGCCCCGATGGATGGCGCGGCGCCGGAGCAAGCACCGATGCCGATGGGGTTGGAGAACGAATTCAAAACCATCCCGAACGTGCAGGTGCCCCCAGAGGAGGAGGAGGAGGAACTCGAGTCCGCACCAGCGCCACCGTCCGTCGCACCGGCACCCCCCGCGCCGGCGCCCATGTTTTTCAACGACGCCCCAGAGGCTAGAAAAAAACCTGATTATATTTAAAGTATGGTTGAACTCAGCGATTACCTGCGGGACCCGATGGGGGCCGCCATGATCGCGGCAGGCATCACGGCTCTCTACATTCACGCGAAGGCTCGACTCAACAACGAAGGGTCCCTCGCCTTGGCCCAATACACGAAACCGGCGTCGCTGGTGGCGATTTTGGTGTATTTCATCGTGTCCCAGGGGATTGGACAGAGAGAGGTGATTTCCACGGACCCGTTTTAATTTAAAGATTTCCCTCGTCAATTAGATATACATACCGAAAAATGGCGTCCGTTTCCGCCTTCAACGATATGCTCGCTCAATTTTTGACCGAACTCCAAAAATGTGTACCAGAGGAGAAGGGCATCGCCAAATTCCAAACGCAATTCGACATGTTGCGCCAGGCGAACCCGCGGAAGTGCGTCGACGCCTACATGGCTGGAATCACCCCCTTCGCGGAAAAGATTTCCTCAAAGGACGACACCTTCATCACCGAAGACCTCACGTCGATCGAATTTTTGAAGGACCTCAACATCAAGGAGCACTGGAGTGAAAAACTGAGTGATAACACCAAGGGTGCGATTTGGCAGTACCTGCAGACGCTCTACATGCTCGGCACGACCATCGTCGCGATCCCACAGGACACCCTCTCGCAGATCGAAGCCTTGGCGCAGAACGCCGCGGCGCAGATGGAGGACAGCGGTTCGTTGAACCAGGATGCCCTCATGAAGACCATGAGCAACATGTTAGGTGGGATGCTCAACAAGTAAATATAATCTAAAGTTATTGTAATATGACCGTGTGGTTTGACGATCCTAAACAACTCATCCGCGCCGATAAGACCCACCTCTTTTGGCCCACGGCCTCGCAGACCCCAGACGAACGCGTGAACGCGAGTTCGAGATTCGTGGTCTACGCCACGTGCGCGCTCTACGCCATCCGACGCGACGTGCGCATTTTCGTCCTCGGTGCCACTGTGCTGGCGGTTCTCTATTTCATGCACCGCAGCGAGTTGGTGCGCTCCTCCTTCGGTCGCCCGGCGCAGACCGACGACGAACACACCGGGTGCACCCTCCCGACCGAGGACAACCCGATGGCGAACGTCCTCCTCACCGATTACTCCGACAACCCGAACAGACCGGCGGCGTGCTATTACCCCTCGGTGAAGCCCCTCGTCCAAAAGTTCAGCGACGAGACGTTCCGATTCGACGCCGGACGCTCGCGCACGGCGCTCCCGGAATACCAGAGAAAGGCGGCCGCCAGGCAGTTCGTCACCGCCCCGGTCTCGAGCATCCCAGGCGACCAGACCGCGTTCGCGGAGTGGTGCTACGGCCCGAAGAACGGCCCACTGTGCCGGGACACCCCGGGTGCGTGCAACCCGAACGCTCGCGGGGCGCAGTTGGAGGGATTCCGAGGTTTGGACGTGCACACTGGCGACAAAAGATAATCTCACTTACTAATAATACAACATTATGGCGTATCAACTCCAACCCGGATTGAAAATTGTCAAGGACGCCGAGGTGCAGCCGAAGGTTCGCGCGGACGACCAGTTCTTCGCCTACCCGCAAGGCTCTCGGGCGATGGTGTGCGGAGGGTGCAGGCCGAACACCATGCTCTACGGCACGGCGCCGTTCAAGGCTGGCAAGGGTGCGCCGGCGCGATTCATCGACACCGACGACGAACTCCGCCCGCAAAGCACTACGCGATGGAACCGACAGTACGCCACCCCGGTGGCCGATCGTCTCCACCCGATCATGGACGTCCACTGCAAGTTGCCCGTGCGCGCCATGACGTGGGAACCGGTGTCTTCTCGCGCGGAGATTCAGAACGCGATGTTCCACCAAAGGTATGTCACCAAAAAATAAATGTGAGGTAACAATAGTACATAATGGCTGACCCCATTTCTCTTATGGCTATCGCTGGACTGGTCTACGCCGGTCGAAAAATGGGCGAAGGTGAGGTCGAGGCGCCACCCCAACAAGCGCCAGCGCCACCCCTCCTCATAGACGAACCGGTCGAAGACATCGAGTACGAAGAAGGCGTTCCAGAGTGGGAGGGCAAGGAAGAGCAACCCAATTTCGCGGAAATCGCACCCCAAAAGCGCAGCAGTGGGGGAGAAATTCTCCAGATGCGCAACCGAATGTATGACTCAGGCCGCATGAACAACATCGGCCCGGTCGAAAAACAATTGGTGGGCCCCGGTCTCAACGTCCACGCCGACGTCCCGGCGTACGGGGGTTACCAACAAATGTTCCGCGTCAACCCGGTGAACGTCGGGGAGTACAGGTTGACCACGCTCCCAGGTCGAGCGAACCACGGTCACGACGTCCAGGGTGGTCGACGCACGTTGGAGTCGGAGGTCGGCTTCAACCGACCGGAGAAGACCGCCTACCTTCCGGAGAGGCTTCCCACGGTGCGAGGCAAAAGCCAAGGCTTCAGCGGTCGCGCGCCGAGGTCGGAACACGAAACGACGAAGCGCCCGACGGTGCGTTCGCAGACGGGAATGCGCACCGATGGGTTGGATAAGAACCCGGCGAAGCGGTTCATCCCTGGTCCGAGCATACCGCAGAAGCCGACCAAGTTCAAGTCCGACGGCAACTACTCCCAGTTCTACCACGTGAACAACGCGCAACCGGGCATCTCCAGTTTCCACGGTGGATACACCGAGAGCGCGGCCGCGAAGGTTGGGGCGAAGACCAACGAGGAGTTAATGAAACTCGGCTTCCGCCCGGAGGACAAGAGAGGGAAGATGTTCACGCGACCGGGTGGCAACCCGGGACGGATGAACGTCAGAGAAGGCCCGGTCAAGCAGGGGGGCAAGGCCACGACGGTTCGCTTCGATTCGTCCAGAGTGGACGGACGCACCGGCCCGGCGAACGGGGGGTGGATGCAAGATTATCGACAAAACGATTACCACAAGTTCAACGCGTTCAAGGGTCACATCAACCCCCTGGCCACGGACGCCGGTCTCAGCATCGCGAAGAGACAATTGGAAAACAACCCGTTCCACCACCAAATCAACTAAATTAATTTTCACCATTTGCAAAAATCCATCTTCATTAAAATTGTGATTTAATTATAATGAAGGTGTACATCCTAGACATCGACAGCGGCGATCGCGACCCCACCGCGCACCCGACGTCCAACAGTTTCGTGGTCGATCTCAAGACCCCGATTTACAACGTCACCCACCTCGACGTCGTCTCCGCGCGAGTGCCCCGACCGAAGGTTTTTCACGACTCCAACAACAAATTCACCGTGGAAGACCACCAAGGGACGTACGACATCACCATCGACCCGACGAGTGGGAATTTGGACACCCTCACGAATTTAGCGTCCGAACTCCAGACCCTCATAGGGAACGCCGGGTGTGACACCGTCGATCAAGTCGCGGACAGTGGGGGGAAACTCGTCTTCTCCAACGTCGGCGCCACGCATGAGTTTAGTTTGAATTTCAACACCGGTGTGGACGGGTGGTCGTCCAACGTGTGGGAGCGCACGACACCCAACCAAATCTTCGGGTTCAACGCCTCCGACGTCACCTCTTCCGGGGGCACGCTCACGAGTGGAACCCCTGAAATTTTCCACGCCCCGAAGACGTTCGTTCTCAAGGTGTCCAGTGGGTCCGACCCGTTCAACCAAGACGTGTACGCACACTCCCCGTATTACACCGGTGTATTCATGAACAACGACGTCGACACCACCTCCTCGGCGAAGCAACCGTTCTACGTGTTCTACGGGAACGACGACGCGCTGACCCACGAGTTCACCACGGGCCCACAGAGGGAGGTGAAGAGTCTGAAATTCGAATGGCTCTACAAAGAAAATAACAAGTTGGTGCCGTTGGATTTCGACGAGAGGGACGTCGCGGTGAAATTAAGAATCAAAGGGAGCACCGACAAGTTGGAGGGACTCCCCAAGGTGGAGGCACCGGAATCCATCGGTGCGCTGCCACCGCCCATAAGCATTCCCAATTGGAAGGAGAATGTTTATGAGTGGGATTGGGATAAATACGTTCCCATTGTTTTCACAGTTTTTGCAGGTCTTATCGTCCTGTGGGCGCTTAGCGGCCGATCGCGTAGAGCGGTTGCTTCGGCTTCGTGACCTTCGCGTAGCGAGAGACGACGAGGAACACGAGGATGCTGAGGA